ACCTGAACGCCACGCTCCAAGTCCAGACTGACAACACTTGGGACATGCTCGGATACCCTGTGAAGAACGCAGGTAACCCTGTGGATGACGCCGATCTGGTTACGAAATCCTGGGCCGTAGCTAACGTACTGGGTGCTGATGGCGCTGACGGTGCTGATGGTGCTGATGGGTACACTGAAGTCCACTTCAACTCACGTGCAGAAGCCGAAGCTGGCACTGTACCTGTTGGCCAAGAAGTCCTCCGTGTCATCTCAGGCAACGTCGTGGTCACCTACGTCGAGGGTGCTCTTGCGCCTATCGCTCTAACAACTGCAGATGCCCGCACATGGGTGCCTTCAATGGGTAACATCTCAGCGGATCACTGGGCAGCTAACACTAACCCCGGTGTGACAGACATGACCGTGGCTCTGCGTAGTGCAGTTACCTATGCTGACGCCCTGCACACAAACGAAGAATGGCCAGCGCAGTCACGGGCTGTTGTACACGCCCACGGCCAACGTGTGGGTCTCTCCAACGCTGTCTACATGGACGGGTACAAGCACATCCGCCTGACCGGAATGGTCGCGTGGGCATTGGCCTCAGCGAACTGGACACAAGGCTCCTTCGATACTGAGGTTGTCCTTGACCAAGACACTGAACGTCGGTCCAACTACACCTACGGCAAGCCTATGTTCTCCGTGAGGGCTGTTGGTGCTGATCAAGCAACTGAGGTTGAGTTCGTGGACATGGGCTTTGAAGGCAACCACATCGTTGCTGGCTTCGTTCACTTTGAAGACACCAAGCACCGCTGCGTTGTGCGTAACTGTTCAGGCCACGCCCCTCGTGAGTTCGGGTTCTATGCCTCCGTCAAGAATGGTGACCTTACAATCGAAGGCAATCGCCTGTGCCAGTACAGCTATGGTGAGACGAACTTCGACAGCTGGGCGCACAGGACTGCTGTTCTGGTTGACGTGCGTACCACGGACAGCCGTATCATCAACAACACGCCATTCTACTGCCTCGTCCCGCTACGGGCGTGGGGTTCCAAGATGGTGATCACAGGCAACCACCCGTTCAATGGATCGACTGACGAGGTTGACCCTGTGAAGGACACACCTTCTGGTGTTGAAACGATCTGCTGTGATTTCCGCACGAAGAATAGTGTGATCACAGGGAACTACTTCGACAACGGTGTTGTTCATTGGGATGTGGACCAAGGTTTTGGTGAGGCTGCTATGGTCTTTGCCAACAACACCTTCATCGTACTCGACAGTTCTGTTGTGTCTATGAGCACCTACGTGCGCTTTGTCACAGCTGAGGTGGACAGGACGCTGGATGGCTTCTCCTTCACAGGTAACATGTTCAGCGAGAACATCGCAGTGGCAACCACCGAGTTCAAATGGGAAGGAACCTTCGCACCTGAGATGAAGCGTGGGTATGTCTCAAGCGGAAACCTCCGGTCCAGCCCAGCAACAGGAAGCACCAGCTACGCACGAGGGCTGTTGGCTATGTCCCATCCCGGCATCATGGCGCAGCTCACAGGTGGGGGCGTGTCCTTCCACACAGGGGCAGGCTTCAACGGTGGTGACAGTCTCCATGTTGTCACAGATGCAACAGACGGGCGTGTATCCCTGATTGGCCCTGCGGTTGCAGGTGGTGTTCAGGACTATGACGACACCCTGACGTATGAACCCGGCATTGGCTGGCAGATCGGAGCGCCCGCTGGTGTTCTCAGCCCTATCCTGACCCAGCTAGACATGTTCGGTGCAGGTAAGATCATTGAGTATGGAGGCACAGACGACAGCTTCTATATCAAGTTCTCGGATGGGCGGCTGTTCAATGGTGGTGTTGTGAACCTCGGTTCCTGCATCGCTGTAGGGGCAGGTACGTGGGCATCCCCATACCGGACTAATGTCGCCAACTTCACGTTTGCTCACGCCTTCGCCACGTATCCTCGTGCGCCTGCACTGTCAGTGTCAATGAACACAGGAACCGCAGCGAACCGTCTCATCACAGTGGCTCACCAGAGCACTGGGGTAGGCTCTGTAGCAAACATCCAAGCCACACGGATCGGTGAGGCGACGTCTACTAACGACGTCCTCTGCCATGTCTCAGTCTGGGGACGCTGGTCCTAAATAAACTGAGGGGAGGGAGTGATCTCTCCCCCAACACCAAAGAGTTAAGATAATGTCCGATAGCCCAAACACCATGACCCATAACTCAGTAGGGCAGATTGATCTGTTCAAGCTGTTCATGGGGTTCTTCATGACACTTACTACTACTGGCGTGTTCTACGTGGGAAGCAATATGATCGCCTTCCAAGTGTCCATCGCTGAGATCAACCGCGACATCGCCAACCTGAACATATCACTCACGGAGTTCAAAGAGGACGCAAAGAACTTAGCCTCGAACAGATACACATCAGGACAGGCACTCGCAGATGCCCGTGTTCAGTCTGCGCAGGATGCCAACCAGAACGGGAAGATCGACAGATCACTCGAATGGAACGCTCGCCTGTCAGACCGCCTGACCAAAATAGAAGAACTGCTAAGGGAGAATACCAATGGCAAAAGCAGATAACGAAGCACTCGCTGACCTCCATGGAGAACTCGCCCGTGTCCTTAAGAACATCATCATGTCCGATGAGCGCACTGCGTCCGACCTCAGTGTCGCTCGCCAGTTCCTCAAGGACAACTCCATCACGGCAGACCTCGCAGCCAGTAAAGAATTACAGGCTCTGACGGATAACATGCCAGAAGACCTCGACGACGGGACCGTAGTACCAATCTACGGGCGCTCCTGAGAGGCACCACACAGCGTCATCTAAAGCTCTAGGCGGGTAACCCCCAGCAGATCGATAGGTGACGCCCTCAGCCATGCAAGGTTGAGCAGGAGATACCACAATGAACAACTGTAACCAATGCGGTGCTGACATCAGCCACCGTAGTAAACAAGCTCGGTACTGTGACAAGAGATGCCATGATCAAGCTTTCTACCAGCGAAACCACCAGTCACTGACCGACAGGCGACGTCCTAATGACAGAGCAAACAACCTCTTAAAGAAGTACGGCATGTCAGTTGCTGAGTATGATGAGATGCATTATGCACAACAAGGGTGCTGTGCCATCTGTGAAACACCTGAGACACTAGTGCGGGGTGGTAGGGTGATCCGTCTTTCTGTAGATCACTGTCACGACACAGGCCGCATTCGCGCTCTCCTGTGCAACTTCTGTAACACAGCCTTGGGGAAGATGAAGGACAACGCCGCCCTCCTCCGTAGAGCCGCTGCTTATGTGGAGGAGTACGCATGAACACCAAGAACACTGAAGGCAAGTGGTGGCGTGATAGCTACCCAGAGCCTGATTGGAGAATTTTTGAGGATTACAGATATTTTCTAATCCTCGTCTGGAGACACCTACTCCTCCCTGACCCTACATGGGTACAGTACGACATCGCAGACTACCTGCAGCACGGCCCACGGCGTCTCATCATTGAGGCCTTCCGGGGTGTCGGCAAGAGCTGGATCACATCAGCCTATGTGTGCTGGCGTCTGCTAAGGAACCCGCAGCGAAAGATCATGGTGGTCTCAGCCTCCAAGGAACGCTCGGACCAGTTCTCCACATTCACACTGCGTCTCATCCGTGAGATGCCTATACTCCAACACCTGACACCCCACAACGACCAGAGGCAGTCCAAGGTCTCCTTCGACGTCGGCCCTGCACGAGCAGACCACAGCCCCTCGGTGAAATCCGTAGGCATCTTTGGACAGCTCACTGGTGGACGCGCAGATGAGATCATCGCAGATGACGTTGAGGTTCCTAACAACTCTGAGACGCAGTCAATGCGCGATAAGCTCGCGGAGCGTGTGAAAGAGTTCGATGCTGTCCTGAAGCCGGGAGGTATGGTCAAGTATCTTGGCACACCACAGACTGAGGAGAGCCTCTACAACGAGCTTCCCCAGCGTGGCTATGACGTCCGTATCTGGCCAGCCCGTGTGCCTACAGAAAAGGCGCTTAAGACTTCCTATGGGGAGCGTATATCCCCTAAGATCATGGAGCAGTGGGAGAAAGGTCTCCTGAAGACAGG